TCTGAAGAGCTACAGTGCGGACGACGGCTGGGATCCGTACCTTGAGCTGACGGCGAGCTATAACTTCCTCGGTGACTGGAACGTCTACGGTACCGGGCGCTATGAGCGTCTGAGCGATGAAGTGAAGGACAGCCCGATGGTTGATAAGTCCTGGGCGGGCATATTCTCAGTCGGTGTGTCCTACAAGTTCTGATTGTGCATTAAAACAGTGCAATCATTGCATCAAAACGGGGCGCTTGCGCCCCTTTTTAACATCTGCAAAAACAATAACTTATATTCAAATCAAGCAGTTACCACCTCAACGAAACCAACCAAAACCCCTCTAAATCAATCCTGTGTGGTCAAAATGTGGATCACTGCTTTTTCTATTGTGGTCACTTTGGGGCAGGGATCAGTCGAGGTTAACCAGCGGGTTTAACGTCACTGCATCAGCCAGGTGATCGGGTGAGAAATGCGCGTAAACCATAGTCTGGTTAATGCTGGAATGGCCCAGAATGCGCTGTAAAACGAGGATGTTGCCGCCGTTCGCCATAAAGTGGCTGGCAAAGGTGTGACGAAATACATGTGTGGCCTGACCTGCGGGTATTTCAGGGGCAACGCGTTTAAGTGTCTTACGGGCAAGGTCGTAATCAATGTTTGGGAAAAGCAACCGGCCTTCGCCCTCGGTGATCTCCTTCGCCAGTTCGGCGGTAATGGGAACTGTTCGGTGCTGCCCGTTTTTGGTTTCGGTGTAAGTGACACGATCGCTGTATACGCGATCGCGTGTGAGTCTGGCCGCTTCATTCCAGCGGGCACCTGTTGAAAGGCATAGCTTTGCAGCTTTCAGGTTGTCGCCCTCGAAAGCGGAGAGAACGCGGCGGATCGCGTCTTTGGTCAGGAAGCCTAATTCCGTTTGAGGTAATTTCAGTTCGCTGAGTTCGGTTAATGGATTTTGATCATGAAATAAACCCAGCTCCCGCAGCTTGTTGAACATCGCTTTTAGATCGCGGTGTTCGTTGTTGACGGTCTTACGGGCAATGCCATCTGTAATACGCTTTGCCCGGTACTGTGCAAACGCTTCGGGTGTAACGTCGATCGCGCGCGGGAAACCTAACCGGCGATCGGTGGCCTTTAGTTTTACGTGACGGTTTTCGCCATCTTTCAGTGTGCTGCCGCAGCGATCCCACCATAGTGCTATCAGGTCCGTAAGTGAACTTCGGTCCCTGGGTTTATCAACCCATTCCTTGTTGTGATGGGTTGCGATGGCCCATCGTTCATATTGCTGGGCCTCGGATTTGGTAGCGAATTTCTTGCGGATTCGCTTACCGTTACGCCCCTGTGGCCTTACATCCACCATCCAGCCATCGCTACCCAGTGATTTAATCGTCATGTCAAAAACACTCACCCAAAGAAACTAACAATCTCGCTGCAAATACCACCGTTGCCCCAATTTTTATAAATCCTGTAGATAGTTAGCCAGCCTTCTGGCCTTTTTGGGGGCTGGAGATGTTGCCTTGCCCATCAGGGGAGAGAGCCGGGGATATTTGTCCCGATTCTGGTGCTATTTGGTCAGTCATTAACCAAAGTGTGTATTTCGTAAATCGGGGGTGCTGAGTGATCATCATAAGAAATTCACTGCCAATACTTTTAGTCCTCCCTGTTTCATAACGCTTTGTATTGCCAGCAGGTACGCCGGTTATCTGCTCAAACTCATCCCGGCTCAATCCTTCAGCTTCACGAATGAGTCTTAATTTTTCGCCTACGTCGCTTGACATGGTACGTATTTGTCCCCTAATCTTTGCTCAAGGGTACGTATTTGTACCCAAAAGAAACCAATCTAAACCGATCCTAAAGGATAGCCCATGACGACAACGCGGAAAAGCACCACTGAAAAGGCTGCGTCTTCAAAGGTGCGTAAAATCACAGATTTACCAGTCTGCGGCACTAAAGAACGCGAAGCCATGACACTGGCTCTTGCGTATCTGACTGAGAAAGGCATCAAGCCACGCATGACACTCAAAGAGTTTGCAGAGTTTTACGGCATGGATTTGCGTCAAGTGCAAAGCGATGCTGAGCGCAGTTATTTGCCACTGGTGCCGAGAGCAATACCAGGCCGCAGAGAGTTATTGCAGGTCAACATGGTGGCGTATTACGCCCGTATGTATTTGGACGGCTTCAACCATCTGGATAAAGCCTCTGCTTTTTAGATGGGAATAAGTCGTGAACCCAATCTGTTCTTTGGTGAGTTAAAAAATGAAAAAGCGCTATTCACAACATGGGTCACATGCTGGAAGCATTCCGGGTTTGGTTCAGGTAAGCAAAAACGTTTATGTCTTTAACGGCTTCACTATCCGTAAATCACCGCGCAATGCTTTTAACAGAAGTAATTCATACCTCATTAATAAGCGGGATGATAACGGCAATATTGATAATTATTATGGTCGTGACTTTGCATTAGCTGAAGCAATGCGAACAATTGAACGGCTGAATAGAGGCAGGAATCATGAAGGTTGAAATATTTATCGGCCTTTCTATTTTTGCTGTGCTTGTTTTGTATCTAATTCAATTCCTGATCAGACAGCGAATAGAAAACGCTAAGCAGAAAAGAATTAAGGCGCTTGCTGAATATCAAGCCCGCCGTGAAGAAGTTGAACTAAAAGCCCGTAGGCAACTGTAGCAGGTATACGATATGAACGATAACGCACCATCACTTGCCAGCCTGTTAAAGCATGGTTGCCAGGTCACGCACTACCGCAATACACGCGGCTGGATTGAATGCCCGGACGGCCGCTTCTTTAAGCCGGAGCCGAACAAGGTACGTTTTATTAAGGGCATGAATAAGCCTTTTGTTTATACGAGTAAGATAAATAAAGGGCTGTTAGCAACTCTGGTCAGGGCGTTAAAGAAACTCTTGTAACATCGTTGGGAGCGGCTTGCATGTTTACTGAAGAGAAAACATCTTGGGAGCGGGAAATGTTGATCCGCGAATCAATTGAAAGCGCCGAAAAAGGTTTTACCGTTCAGCTTAAAAATGGTTCGCGTATCTATATAACACCAGACAGCCCGACAATTGATTTGATTGTCTATGGCCTTGAAAAGTCAATCAGGGGAAATCATGAGCGTGCACGTATGACGTTCATTGATTTTCTTTATTACTGGCATGAAAGGCTGTTCAGACAGATAAAAAGAAAACCTCGCACCACTCATTAATTAATCCGCATTAAAAAACATCGGCATTTTTTGCCGGGGCTTCGTTTTGCCTTTTTCAGGAGGTAGTTATGTCGGTCAAGTCAATAAAGCTGGATAGCGAGATAAGCGATCCAGAGTTTGTGGCAATAAGCGCCAGCGCCCGCAAGGGTGAACGCGTTCACCTTCTTGGCATGCTGCGAATTCGCATGGCCCAACTGAAAAAGGAAAGCGCCACCTCTGAAGAGATTTTTTCATCCGTCGAGCAGTGGATCTGCAACCGCGAAATAACCAATAGTGAGGACAAAAACCAATGAACAACGTCATGTTAAATGTGCATCCACGTCTTTCAATAGCTTGCAGTGCGCCATTGCATGTATTCCTCAGGGCCGCCGCAGCCCTGAAATGCTTTGCTCGCGGTCGGCGCAACTTCTCCCGCGTCAAACCGCACTCCTATCTTGTGATCCGTATTGGCCGTCGCTGGCGCTTGCTCAGCAAGAACGGCGGCGCTCAGTGGCGACTTCTGACCCATGAAACCTACAACCAGGAGTTTCGTAAATGAGCTACTCACCTGAATACATCAAAGGTGCCATTGCAGCGCTTAACGAAGTTAAAGCCAGCGGCCTAGCAATGGCAATGCATGTAGGAATTATTCACGGAAAGGAGTCCGGTGAGGGGGTGAAGAGTTTGTTTGATAGTGTTGCTGATCCGCTGATCGGGAAATACAAAACAGCGGGGACGAAAGATGATTAAGTCACCTCTGAAATGGGCGGGCGGCAAGACGCGTGTTATGCCGCGACTGCTCAAGCATTTGCCGAAAGCTGATTGCCTGATTGAGCCGTTTGTTGGTAGTGGGGCTGTATTTATGAATACGGAATACCGCCGCTATGTGCTTTGCGACAGCAATCTGAATTTGATCAACTTTTTCCGTCAATTAACAGGCCGCCTGGAAGATACGATTGCCGGTTGCCGCTGGCTTTTCAAAGGCGGAAATAGTGCCGATGAATATTACAAGCGACGTGCTGAGTTTAATTCACTTGCTCAAAAAGCGGACTCTGATCCGGACGCAGCATTACTTCTTGCTTCCTATTTCCTGTACCTGAATCGCCACGGATATAACGGGCTATACCGCGTTAATCAGAAAGGTGAATTTAACGTTCCTTTCGGCAAGTATGCCGAGCCTTACTTTCCTGAAGTGGAAATGCGCTTATTCGCCGAAAAGGCTAGCGACACAAAAGCAGTCTTTATCCATAGTGATTTCCGCCAATCTATCCCTGACGTTATGCAACTCGCGCATGACGCGGTGATTTATTGTGACCCGCCCTATATCCCTGCGAGCGACACCGCCAATTTCACCGCCTACGGCAAGCCATTTACCCTGGATGATCACCGCGCTCTGGTGGCGGCTCTTGTGGCTGTCAACCGTCAGTACGCCACCCGCTCGATCATCTCAAACAGCGATACGCCTGAAACACGCGAAATTTATTCCGCCTTCAACCTTCACTCTCTGAGTGTCCGTCGTTCCGTGAGCGCCAAAAGCCGCGATATGGCTGGCGAGGTTATTGGCGTTCTTCGCGTGTGTGATGGCTGTGACCGTGCTGGCGGTGGTTGCTGCCCGGATTGTGGACCGGTAATGGGTGATGCGACTTACGCCGGTATGTTTTTAGGCTTTGACCCTGCCCAGGGCTGTGAAACGCAGGAGCCTTTCTGATGACCATCAAAAAGACTCATACGGGCATCGTTATTACCAAAGACGGCCCGCAGCGCAAGAAGTTGCACCAGACGGAATCCATGTGGGTAGTCGGCAAAACAGAGTGTTACCGGAAAGATACCGGTAAACGCCACTTTGCCGAACATACCCGCCGTCGATTGCTGCTTGATTCAATTGAAGAGATTCAGGAGGGCGTCACCCGATGAACACAGTTGATGCAGTAGTAACGCGCGTGTTTGATGTTCGCCCATATCGTGATTTCTGGATCGTGGAAGTAGAGGTGATGAGATGGGGTGCATGTAGTCAGACCACTCTCATTTGTAATACCGAAAAAGAAGCTCGTCAGGTTAAGTCCGGCGACACCGTGACAGTTTAGGCGGTGCTTGATGACGGCTTACTACAACGAGATCGACCCATTCGCCGCGCAATGGCTGCGCAACCTGATCGACGCCGGGAATATTGCCCCTGGTGTCGTTGACACTCGCTCAATTGAGGAAGTAACCGCAAATGACCTTAAAGGATTCACGCAATGCCACTTCTTTGCCGGGATCGGTGTCTGGTCTTACGCCCTGCGGCGTGCCGGATGGCCCGATGATCGCCCCGTCTGGACAGGTTCGTGCCCTTGTCAGCCTTTCAGCGCCTGCGGAAAGCGGCAGGGATTTGACGACCCCCGCCACCACTGGCCCTCATGGGTTCACCTTATTAAGGAGTGCGCGCCTCACGTTGTCTTTGGGGAACAGGTTGCAAGCAAAGACGGCCTCGCATGGCTCGACACTGTACAGGCTGATCTGGAAAACGCGGATTATGCCTTCGCAGGTTTCGATCTCTGCGCTGCGGGCTTCGGTGCGCCGCACATCAGGCAGCGTCTTTTCTGGGTGGCCAACGCCGACAGCGAGATCGGGAACGGGGCCGGGAAATCAAGGCCGACTGGGCGGATTGAACTTGCAGACGGCGGCGGCTTTATCGGGGTGGACTACGCCGAGTGCGAGCGACGGGAAGCGGGGCGGAACCGGGATTACTCCGGGTATGTCAGGCAGCAGTCTGGCGCAATTAGTGAAGCTGGCCGGTTGGCCGACACCAGCAGCAACGGACGGGAAAGGCGGTTATCAGGGTGGGAGAGTTCGAAACGGGAAGATATCAACGGATCGGCTGGATGTGACAGCGCAGCTTGTGGAACCAATGCGGTTAACGGTTTCTGGGGATCTGCTGACTGGCTCTTCTGCCGCGATGGAAAGTGGAGGCCAGTTAAACCCGGAATTAGCCCTTTGGTTGATGGGGTTGCCGGACGAGTGGGCCAGCTGCGCGCCTACGGTAACGCCATCGTTGCGCCGGTCGCAGAAGCGTTTATAACCGCATATCTGGAAAGTGCGCAATGACCACTTCAAACCGTGGGCGTCGCGCCCCTTTCCGGCCAAAGGTTATACGGTGTAAGCCTGAAGATTCTGAATGGTACAGATCTGAATGGTTTAAGCCGCGCCTGGCTATTGGCCGTGATGTGCAGCCTTCTGCTAATAGCTTTGAATATCTGACGCCGGAAGGTTCCCGCAAAAAAATTGATGTTGCGGATTTGTTTGAAGAGAGCGAAAAGCCGGAGCGCAGCACGTTGTTGCGCCGCCGTCTGGCTTCTCTTCCTCAGTATATCCGTCGCCACTTTGCCGCGAAGCTGGATCAGCTTGACGCGAAAGACCGCAAAGCGGCAGATCACTGGCTGGTTAATACCTTTGAGCGCCACGTATTAACGCGTATTGATAGCGTGAACAGCGTATACCAGCCTGACACTGTGATGCCCGGCATTCTGCTGCCAGTCCGCGATCAGCTTTTCCGTATGCTCTGGGCAGGGAAAAAAGAGTTAAAACGACTGGCATATACGCTTGCCGATATCTTTACGAGCGAGTTTATACGCGAGTCCGATCACCAGTTGGCGCGCACCGGCGATCCTGAGTTTGCGGCGATTTCTGGTTATGGTCGTATTGCGTCGCTGGCGGTGCATCTGAAAACGCCGATACCCGGCTGGACAGCGTATTGCAATGAAGAGCTTGAAGCGGAGGACGCATTACGTGCGGTACTTCGTCTTGAGTCACCGCAGTGGTGGTTAAACCGTCTGCGCCGTATCCATGCCCGCTGGCGTGAGCATTTGATGATCGCGGCGGGATACGTTCAGAAAAAATCCTCTCCATACAGCAGCGCCCCGTGCCTTACGGAATGGCTGGCCCAGAAAAAGGCTAACCGTGAATACCTTAAGGCTATGGAACTGGAAGACCAGGACACGGGCGAGCGCATTTCTCTGATCGATAAAGTCGCCGGCAGTGTTGCCAATCCGGCTAACCGTCGCCGCGAACTCATGACAAGAATGCGCGGATTTGAAGAGCTGGCAAAGCTGGAAGGGCTGGCCGGTGACTTCTACACGCTGACTGCACCTTCCCGCTATCACGCTATGCAGCATAACGGGCGTCGTAATAATAAATACTGTGGCGCGTCACCTCGCGAGACGCAGCAATACCTCTGCAAGGTCTGGGCGAGAACCCGCGCCGCGTGGAAGAGAAAAGGGATCCGTGTTTTTGGTTTCCGCGTAGTTGAACCGCACCACGATGCAACGCCGCACTGGCACTTACTTCTTTTCATGCGCCCGGAAAAGGTCGAACAGGCGCGCGATATCTTCCGTAAATATGCGCTTAGAGAAGACGGCTGCGAGCCAGGAGCATGGGAGCACCGCCTTGAATTTAAGCCGATTGAGGACGCTTTAGGCAGCGCAACCGGCTACATAGCGAAATACATTTCGAAGAATATCGACGGCTTCGCACTGGATGGCGAAAAGGACGACGAAACAGGGGAAGACCTGAAAGAGATGTCACTCCGCGTTAGCGCGTGGGCGTCGCGCTGGTCTATTCGCCAGTTTCAGCAGATCGGCGGTGCGCCGGTCACGGTATATCGTGAGCTTCGCCGCCTGGGTAATCGCGAACTGGTGTTACACCCTGAACTGGAAACCGCCCGACAGGCCGCTGATGCTGGCGAGTGGGATAACTACGTATTAGCCCAGGGTGGCCCCCTGGTTGAGCGCGACAAGCTGCGCATCCGTCTGAACTATGAAACCACCGAAAACGGCAACGCCTACGGCGATGACGTCCAGCGCATCACCGGTATCTATTGCCCGATAACGGGCAATGACTCTTTGATCTTCACCCGCACCGCTCAATACAAAATCGTTCCGAAGCGTCAGAGCGCTGACGGTGTGGCCGTTGACGTTGGTTTTTCAGGCGGCAGCGCCGCCCCTCGGAGTTCTGTCAATAACTGTACGCGGGATCCCGCGGCAGGTGCTGACGGTGTTGAACATGCCGCCAGCGAAGCTACAGGCCAGTCGGAAATGACTGTGCCAGCTGAGGGCGTGACGGTGAATTTTGACGCCCTTTCACGGCAGGAAAAGCGAGAACTGGCGCAGCGGCTTAGTGACGATGTGCGAAGTAAGCGTAAAAAACGGCTACCGGAACGAAAAGAGGTGGTCGGGCTGTCCGTCAAAGAGCAACAGATCAGTGAGTTGCTGGCGCTGCGTGGGATTGATGCCAGCGCCGGAATGGTCAGATCGATGATGGCCGGTGCGTCAGTCGCGTGCGGTGATCTCGTCATGGCTGTGCAGGGCGGACGGCTGGTATCACGCAACCGCGCCGCGTCCGGGCTAGATAAGCTGCCGTCGCAGGTGATGGCAGCGAAGAAAAAGACAAGCGACCTCGTGAACCGGATGAAGACCGCATTTTCGGGGCGGAAGTAAGACGCTGATCAGCATGGTCGGCTTTGACAGTGTGGTACCGAAATACCGCGATGGCCGGAACGGTCAGCATTGACGGTGTGGTACCGGATTCCGGCAAATACCGTCATTTCCGGCAGTGTTGGCCATACATCGAGTACCGTCATTTTTAACAGTGCTGCAGGTTGTTAAAAATGACGGTGCCAGCTGAGGACGAAAGAAAATGAGTTATCTGGGAAGTAAAGCGGCAAGTGGGGTTTATCAGAAGATTATTGCTGAAATGCCACCGCATGATACCTACATTGAAACGCACCTGGGCAGTGGTGCGGTAATGTTTCACAAGCCACTTGCAGCCAGGACGATTGGAATTGATGTTGATGAAAATGCTTTTAAATTAACACGGGAGCGCTGGTCAGATATGGGGCAAACACCGCCCCGGTTGCATCTGTATCATGGTGATGCTGTAGGCTTTCTGGAAAGAGAAGACTTTACTCAACATGGCCGCGTTCTGGTTTATTCCGATCCTCCATATCTGCTTGAAACCCGCACCAGTCGCGCCCGCTACCGCCATGAATATACGGTTGCCGATCATGAACGTCTTTTAGCCTGCCTCATAAACCTGCCGGAAAACGTCAGTGTGATCCTGTCTGGCTATCCGTCGCGGCTCTATGACGACACGTTAGCGGGCTGGCGAAGTAAGGAGTTTCAGGCCATGACGCGCGGCGGCGTGCGAACAGAAAAAATCTGGATGAACTACCCCGAAGGGCGCGCATATTCCCACACGTTTGCCGGAAAAGATTACAACGATCGGCACCGTATAAAGCGCAAAGCTGAGCGCTGGCGCGCGAAATATGCAGCCCTTCCGCCTGCTGAACGGCTGGCGATCATGGTGGCATTAAATGAAGTGGACGGGGGTAATCATGGATGAACATCAGACGTTTTCTGATTCCGCTTGTGTGCTGACGGCTGAAGAGCAGAAAGTTGCTCAGCTTTTGGGTGATGCGTGGAATCTCTACCTTACATTGCCTGTTGAGCATCCAATGGGGAGGGATGAATTTTGCCGTGCCATTCACCACTGTCAAAACATGGTGCTGGCACGTCCGGCAATCAGGGCGCTGGCAGAGAAAGGCCAGGGATATAAGGGGCCAGTATCAGTATGACTTCATCAGTTGACTTCATTAATGATGCGCGCAATAATGACTTCATAAAGTGACTTCGTGAGGCAGGGAATGAAAGAGAAGGTTTCATCGCTACGGAAGAAGCAAAAAAGTACGCTTGAGCAGATATTTAAAACGCCCGTTCAGTCGGGCATTAAATGGGCTGATATCGAGTCACTGATCAAGGCGCTGGGAGGGGAAGTAAAAGAGGGGCGCGGTTCCCGCTGTAAGTTTATCCTTAACGGCAGCATCGCTAACTTTCATCGTCCCCACCCCTCACCAGATACGGACAAAGGCGCAGTAGTTAACCTGCGCGACTGGCTTGAAAGCACAGGAGTTAAGCCATGAGCAAACCATCAACACCGAATACCATTGATATCGCCGGGCAACCCGCCATTATCAACTACGTGCCGGAGCTTGGCGCTTTTCGCGGCAAGTTTCTGGGGCTGACCGGATATTGTGATTTTGTCTCAGACAGTATCCAGGGGCTGAAAAAAGAAGGTGAGATTTCACTGCGTGAATATCTTGAGGATTGCAGTGCGGCGGGAATTGAGCCGTATGCGCGGCAGGAAAAAGTTAAAACATTTACGCTACGCTACCCGGAATCGTTTGGTGAGCGCCTTAATCAGGCTGCGGCTGAGCATGAAACATCAGTCAATACCTTCATTATTGAGACATTAAACGAACGAATGAAACACGCCTGATCCCTTTCTGTTTATGCCGCCAGATCTGGCGGCATTTCTTTCTTCCTGGTCTCTTTTCTCCGTTGCACAATAGTGCACAAATTTGCACAATTTTTTTGAAGCCATTTATACCCTTTCCACCCTGTGGCGGCGTGGTCTGCCCCCTGATCGACAGATGCACAAAAAACGAAGCAAATGTCGCGCGCAGGTGACGGGGGAACAGCCCACGCGACAGGGGTCAGGGAGGGGGTGCCATTAAATGCCATTCTTCGGCCTTTTCCGCCTTCTTCGCGCGCTTTCTCGCTTCCGGGTGTGATGCGGAGTCGATTGCAGTTTGCGCCTGCCAGAATGGCGCTCATGCGCTCTGAGTGAGGGGGCGTTAAAGGTCGTACCGGGTGGTGATCGGGTGGTTGCCGGTCATGCGAAGATTGAAAATTACTGAAGGATAACCGCCGCAGGATGTGCGGCGGGTGATGCGGATCACTCGTCTTTGAGCAGAGCGTAGGGATTAAAGCGGATCACTTCCTGACCGAGCCAGTCATTGACGCCCTTCATGGCTTCCATCACGGGCAACATTTCGTTGATGGCGAAGACGCGCGCGGCCTTCTCAACGTCACCCAGCGAGCCGTTGCCTTCCGGCATTGCGCCCATCAGTTGCGGCGGGATGCGGTGAGCGTCGCGTAAATCGTTGCGCGTTGCTGATTTGATGTTAAGAAACTCATCCTTTGCCGATATCTGGCTGAACGGCAACAGTTGCACGCCGTCTTTGCCGCCGCCCGGCGCGTGGATCAGCACGTTTTTGAAGGAGCCTTTCCCTCTGGCCTGTGACAGCGTCTTTTGCACCACCTTTATGCTTTCCTGATCCACCTTCTCCGACCCGACATAGAGAATGCATCCGGCATGGGATCCGTTGTCGTAATAGAGTTTGCGGAACCTGTCGGCGGAATGTGACAGGCTGGCGGACAGAAGCGCCCCCATGTATTCCGGCATACCGTAGATTTCCTGATGAATATCCGGGTTCATGATGTGGCAGACCTGACCCGGCTTAAACTCGTATTCATCTTTCCACTGCCGGATAAACCAGTACGTATCAAGGTCGCTACCCCGCCGCGTGTTCAGCGCCGGAACATGCTGGAGTTTGAGCGGGGCACCCAGAAGGTTAGAGCGGCGTTCAAGATAGGCATTACCAAAGACAAACCAGTCCAGTGCAAATGCAGAGAAGGCCTGACGTGACAGTAAGGGGTGAGGGATATAGCACCCGGTCAGCACATTGCGCTTGAAGTAAAGCGCCGACTGATGCAGCGGGGATTGTGCGAACGCACGTGTTAACCCTTTCCAGTCAATTGGCGTTTCGTAGTACCGGCCGTTATCGACGCAGCACATGCTGTCAAGCAGGTCATAGCCGTCAGTTACCGAATAGGGCCCGTCAAACGTGAAGGCGCTGAGCGCCGGATCGCTTCTGAGCGCGTCAGAAATATCAGGCTGTCCGGCACTGCCACTGCTGGCAGCGTGATTGTTTTTGTAGGTGCGCTTCTTCATCAGAACTCCATAGCAAACCCGCCGCTGCCACTCTCCTGGCCCAGCGGTTCGTTAATAATGGCGAGCATATTCGCCCAGGCTAAATCACCGTGGCTGACGCCGCGCGAGCGGTCAGTGTCATAGGTGATGAATCCGCCAGGCGTCTTTACCTTGCGAACAGAGTTAAAGGCGTTGATCAGGGCGCGCTCGCTGCGGTCATACTCCCAGCGACCAGCGCGGATCAGCTGTAGCATTTTCAGCACCAGTGCGCGCTTTGACGTCATTGACATGGTGTAGGGCATCGCCATCGGGAAAAACTTCTTCACTATCTGGTAAACGGCTTCACCGTTACCGCCCGTCACGTCGATGCCGACATGCTGCACGTTGTATTTGAAGGTGAAGTTTTCGATAACTTTCGCTTGCTCTTCAAACTCAAGGCCGCGCACCTGTTCTGTTTCCACTGTGCGGAATTTACCGCCCGGCACCAGTGGCGGAACAACAACGCAAATCGCGCCGCTGTCACCGTTGCCGCTGCTGCCGTTGGCGTCATAGCCGATCCAGACCGGGCGATTACCCATCGGCCTGGACGCAAAAGGCTTCCAGTCCGGCCATTCGTCATAACCATCTGCACCGCAGCCAATCAGGGCGTTAAGGTTGAAGGCGGACTCACCTTCGCGCACGAACTCGCACATATACAGCTGGCGGAATTCATCCTCACTGTTTTCATCCTGAATTTCTTCAAGGTCGGTGTATTCCCAGCCGTGGTCTATCACGTCCTTCAGGGTGACAATCTGGCGCCAGGTCTTATCCGGGCATAACAGTCCGCTGTTCAGCATTTTCCAGCTAACATCAAACGCTTTGCGCTGTGCCTTCGGGCGTTTCTCATTCCAGCGATCGCCTGTCCAGAAAGGGTAAGCCTCATGGGTTTCACCTGACGGCGTGGAAAAGTAGGTACGCGTCAGCCCTTTCAGCGTTGCCATTGCACCTGCAACCTTTCGCAGGTTGGTGAAGTTGCTGACCCAGAAGAACTCATCGAACTTCAGGTTGCCCGTATATGACTGTGCCGTCGCTGCGGACGTACCGAGGAAATGAAGCTCTGCGCCGTTACTCAGTACGATTTTGTCGCCACCCTTAAGCTCAACATCCACCTCTTCGGCCATCCTCTGAATGAATCCCCTGAACTGGTGCGCCTGACGGCGGGATGCTGACAGAAATATCTGGTTGCGCTGGTACGGATATTTCACATCATCGCGCAGCGCATCCAACAACGCCTCGCGTGCAAAGTACCAGGTTGCGCCAATCTGGCGGGACTTAAGTATCATGCGGTTTCGGTGATGGCGTTGCTCATACCAGCCGCGTTGATGCCACGAAAGCGAATCAAGTATTTTCTCCCGCAGCGCGACGATCTGTTCTTCGGTGAAGTGATTTTTCAGCTTGCGCTTGCGCGGCTTTTTGCCCGTCCCGGCCCCTGCCGGTTGTCCGTCAGACAGCTTTTTCAGTTGCCGGGTCAGCAGATCAATCTCCTTGAAGTCTCCACCGGTCTTGTCTTTCTTGTCCGTCAGCTGGATGAGGCGGGCATCCATAGACTGGCTGACGCGCTGAACGGGCGGCGTTTCATCCCATTCATCGCGTTTCTTCCAGGCGTAAATCGTGTTCTGATTAATTCCCATCAGGCGCGCGATCTCCGCTGGCGGGTAGCCCTGCCAGTAAAGTTGTTTTGCCCTCTGACGTACAAAAGCGTCCTGTATCATCTGCCCTCCACCGTTTATGGAGTGAAGATTACCCCGCGCGCGATCCCGCTATCGCCCCCTTTATGGTCTGGCCTTCCTCCGACAACAAAACCTCGTTGAGACAGCAAGTTACGCTCTGCCATCATGGCCGTACAGAAACCACTCAACAGGATTATCGACATGGCTAGCGCAGCTAAACCAGCCCGTAAGAAATTCCGCGTTGCTGTCTCCGGTGCCACCGTTGACGGGCGTGAAATTCGCCCTGAGCACCTTCGTGATGCAGCAGCAAACTACAGCCCGGACGTGTACGGCGCCCGCGTTAACGTGGAGCACTATCTTTCGCCGTTCCCAGGCAGTGACTTCGGCGCGATGGGGGATGTGACAGCACTGAGTGCTGAAGATATCAGCGAAGGCCCGCTCGCCGGTCGCACGGCTCTTTACGCTGAGATCGAACCTTCTGAGCGCATGAAAAAGCTGACGGAGGAAGGCAAGAAAATTTACTCCAGCATTGAACTGCACCCGCAGTTTGCGCTTAACGGCAAGGCTTATGTGATGGGGCTGGCGATGACCGATACCCCGGCGAGCCTCGGCACTGAGCGCCTGAAGTTTGCCGCGCAGCAGCGTCAGCAGGTTATGTCCTTCAATAATCAGCAGGGTGAAGCCCCGCTGTTCACCGATGCCATTGAGGCTGAAATCATCGAACTGGCTGAGCAGCGCAGCGATGAGGGTAAGCAGTGGTTCGGGCGCGTTATGGGGATTATCGGCAAAGGCCGTAAATCTGACGGTGAACAGTTCAGCCAGGTGCGTGACGCCGTGGAGAACGTCGCTCAGTCCCATGCCGATTTACTGGACAGTTTCAACGACCTGAGCCGCGCCCGCGAGCAGGACAGCCAGGCGATCCAGAAGCTGGCCTCCGACCTTGCCGCGCTGACCAGCAAGCTGTGCAGCACAGACGGCAATTTCAGCCAGCGGGAACCCGCAAACGGCGGCGCAAACGTGCAGCTTGCTGATTACTGATATCCACAACGAGAGCAAAGAATATGGAAAACACTACCCGCCAGCTGTTTGATCGGTATGTAGCCCAGCAGGCACAGCTAAACGGCGTTTCAACCTCCGCTATCGCTGCAAAATTTGCTGTAGATCCGACGCGCCAGCAGCGCATGGAACAGGCAGCACAGCAAAATGATTCTTTCCTGAGCAAAATTAACGTGTTCCCCGTCAACCAGCAGATCGGCCAGAAAGTCCTGATCGGAAGTAAAGGCCCGATGGCTGGTGTAAACAACGGCGTCACCAGCCGTCGCAACCCTGGCTCAAATCACTCAATGGAGCCGTTCGACTACATGTGCCGCAAGGTCAACTATGACTACGGCATCAGCTATGAACAGCTTGATGCGTGGGCACATATGCCGGAGTTCCAGCCGCTGATCAGCAAGGCAATGGCCCGCCAGATGTCGCTTGACCGCATCATGATTGGCTTTAACGGCGTGAAGTACAGCGATCCGTCTGACCGCGCCGCTAATCCACTGTTGCAGGACTGTGGCATCGGCTGGCTGGAGAAAATCCGTAAGGAGGCACCGCACCGCGTCATTTCCAATGTGACGATCACCTCGCGCGATGAAGATAACAAGATTGTCGCAAAAGGTACTTACGGCAACCTTGGTGCTGCGGTGTACGACGCCAAAAACAGCCTGATGGATGAGTGGCACAAGCATAACCCGGATAACGTGGTGATCCTGGCGGGTGATCTGCTGACGACCAGCAATTTTTCGGCCATCAACGCCTTAAGCCAGACCAACCCGAATACCGAAATGCTGGCCGGTCAGTTGATTGTTGCGCAGGAGCGCGTAGGCAACATGCCGACCTTTATCGCGCCTTACTTCCCTGTAACTGGCGTACTGATCACGCCGTTCAAAAACCTGTCGGTGTACTACCAGCGCGGCGGTCTGCGCCGGACGATTAAAGAAGAGCCGGAATACAACCGTGTCGCAACGTATCAGTCTTCAAACGATGACTTCGTCATTGAAGACTACGGCAATGTTGCGTTCATTGACGGCATTCAGTTCGCCCAGGCCGAACAGGCTGGCGAGTGACAGAAGCGGCGGGGCATTGCCCCGCCATGACGGGGAGAAGTGACGATGTTAACACCGGCACAAAAACATTTTCAGAGGGTCATGGCAGAACGCCGGGGCCAGGCGGATGAAGAATCCGATATCCAGCGCACCGCACATGAGCAAATTCTGCATCGCCTGCGTATGGACTTGTCCCGCCTCAGCGGCGTGCAGTCCGAAGAAACCAAAGCCGAAATGAAGAAATCCATGCTGCCTGAATACGAGGGATGGATTGAAGGCACGCTCGACGGCGACAGTGGGCGGCAGGATGAAGTCATTACCAGGCTGATGGTCTGGGCGATTGACTGTCGTGACTATGCGCTTGCGTTGAGGCTGGGGCGCTACGTGGTACGCCACGGGCTGACGCTGCCGGATAACTTCAACCGCACGGCAGCGACCTTCCTGACTGAAGAAATGAGCAAGCCAGCGCTGACGCTTGCCGCAGCTGATGCTGACGCTGATTTATCGGCCAGTACCGCAGTGCTTGATGAAGTGGCGGAGATTGTCGCCGACAGTGATATGCCGGATGTGGTGCGCGCCAAGTTGTGCAAGGCCCGTGCACTTGCCCGCCGTGGCGCGACTGATATCACGGCCAAAGCGGAAGCGCTGGCGCTGTTCCGTGAGGCGCTGACGCGCAACCCCAACGCCGGGGTAAAAAAAGAGATTGCCACGCTTGCCCGTGAAGTTAAGAAGCTGTCTGCGGATAGCGGCACGGGTGAAGGCGGCGCGGCCAGCACCGACAAAACTGACGGTACTGCAGAGCTTGTTCCTGAAAAGACCACCACTGCCAGCGCAGCAGGTAAAACGGCGACGCGTAAAACCACGACTAAAACGGCAACAGGCAAAGCGACAAAGCGCAAGCCTGCCAGCCAGAAAAAGAATTAACGACTTCGGCCCCGTCCGACAGGCGGCGCGGGTGGAGATCTGCCCGTTTACGGTCTTTTAACCACCCGCCCACCGCCTGATTTATGGGAGATAAGCGCATGAGCAGCCTTGTGGCAAATAAGCGCGTTTTGCCTGCCGACAGTGATACCGCCGATGTTGATGATGGTGATAGCACCGTCAGCGCCGGGGACTTCTGGCCGGTGATAAAACTGGCCGATCTCCGTCTGGCCGCACGCATCACAGGTGGTATCACCACGTCCAGGCTGATGCACGTCACCACGGAAGCGGTAGCCCATGTCACCGCGCAGTTGCTTGACTGGCGTGCCGGGCAGATCAAAGCAGGTTTTCACACGCTGGAAGATGTGCCTTCAGTCCTGCCATCAGGTGAGCAGGAAAAGCTGATGATCAACGGTGAAAACGTGAAGGTGTACCGCTTCCGCCGTGCAGTCTATTCGATTGCCAGGGCCCTGGTGCTTGAAGGCTATCGCGACGTCGATACCACGGCGAAAGGCGACAAAGACGCCGCCGCGCTTGACCTGCAACGGGATGATCTCTGGCGGGATGCCCGCTGGAGCATCGCCGACATTCGCGACACGCCGCGCCTTTATGCGGAGCTTTGCTGATGAAAGTGAAGGCATTGCAGGGGGATACGGTGGATTTGCTTTGCTGGCGTCACTACGGCACCACGCAGGGCGTGACCGAAAAAGTGTTATCTGCCAATCCCGGACTGAGTCAGCAGGTTTTTCTTGATGCCGGTCAGGAGATTGAACTGCCGGAAATCGCGCGTAAAGCGACACAGGAGATGGTGCAGTTATGGGATTAAGTTTCTTTCACCGCCTGAATGACTGGCTGACATTTACCATGTCAGCAATGGTCACGAGTATCGGCGTTATGACGCTGAGCGAAAAGATTGCGCTGGCCGGTCTTCTCGTCGGGATGGTTTTTGGTGCCCGTGGTTGGCTCTATCGCGCCCGCATGGAACGGGGGCAGAAGCGTCGCAACGAACTGATTAATCAGATCCTTGAGCAGGCAGAACACAGGCAGATGACTGGATCAGAGCGCCGGGCGCTTGACCTTCTGCAACAGAATGAGCCGGAAGATGAAACAGCTTATTAAAAAATGCTCCATTGCGGCCATTGTTGCGCTGGGTATCACGCTCAGTCCTGGCGCGTTGCGCACAACGCCTGAAGGTCAGCAGAAGATTGCTGGCTGGGAAGACTGCCGGAATACGCCCTACTACTGCACGGCTGGCGTGCTGACGGTTGGGATTGGTTCTACGGGACGTGTTGAAAAGCGGGAGTACAGCGACAGCGAGATCGCCGGTCGCTGGATTAACGATATGCGGCACGCTGAAAACTGTATTAACCAGAATTTTGAAGGCGGGCATATGCCGCAGTACGCCTTTGAGGCCATGACGGATGCCGCTCTTAATGTGGGATGTACTGGCCTGATGTGGTTCACGGACAGCCAGAAGCGAAAGCAGCGCACGACCATCTGGAAGAAGGCGCAGGCGCATGAATGGCAGGCGATGTGTAACCGGCTGACAGACTTTGTAAACAGCGGCGGTAAGCGCAGCCAAGGGCTGGTTAACCGGAGAGCGGATTTTAAGGCGTGGTGCCTGCGGGACGTGGAGGCTGATAAATGAAGATTACAGCCATTTTATGCGCATTGCTGGCGCTGGCCTCTGGTGGCCTGCTCTGGCAGACACATCAACGCGGAAAAGACTCTGCTCGCAATGAAGCGCTTTCCCGCGAGGTGAAAAGTAATGGTGAAGTGCTGGATGAGTTGCGGGCACTGACTGCTGATGCCCGCGAAGTGCTTGCACAGTTGCGGGCAACCGAGCAGCAAAGAAACGCCGAGGGAGAAAAGCGACGTGAAAACATGCGCGATGCCATCAAAGACGATACGTGTGCCAGTACTGTTGTGCCTGCTTCTGTCAGTAACAGCCTGCAACATCGCACCGCCTCAGCCACAAATGAAAATCGTGTACGAACCGGTGCCGGAAAGCCTGACGGCAGCAACGCCAGCGCCGGAACTGACCGCCCCGGTAACGTGGGGCGCGATAGCTATCTGGAGTGATCGCCTGCGCGATGCGCTGGATACCTGCAACGCCGATAAGGCGGCGATAGCCGATCTCGACCTGCGCCGCCTGAAAAGACTGACTGACCACGCGAGGGCAACACAATGACCTTATTCGACTATCTGAGTGCTCACCCGCACTGGACGCTTATCTATCTGTTGATCATCGCGGCTGCGATTGAACGTTCTGGGCGCTGAGAAGGTATCACCATGCTGAAAGCTGATTCACTGCGCGATGCCCTGACCCGTGCAAACAAATGGTGCAGGGCCAATCCTGAAGCCTTCACCGTTTTTGTGGAAGAAGGGAATATCGAGACGACCGGCGAAACGCCGTCGTTTATGTACCGCTATACCCTGGTGCTGTTTGTGATGAACTTTGCCGGTGATATTGATGATTTCACGCTGCCGTTAATGGCATGGCTCTGGCACAACCAGCCCAGTCTACTGCTGAACCCGGAGAAGAACCGGGACGTTAAATTTACGACCCTTATCAACAACGACGATACCGCCGACATTCTGTTTGAAATGCCGCTGTGCGAGCGCGTGAAGGTCACTCTGGATGCGAATGGCATTCCCCGGGCGGAGCATTTACCGGAACCTAAGCCGCGCATCCCGTCAGCAGACGGGGACTGGAGCACCATCTTTGAGGATGTGACGTGGGAGGCTGACGCGCATGAGTAACGATCTCTTCCGTGAACTGGATCAGGTATTCAGCGACATACTCGCGGGCACCTCGCCGGGCGGACGTGTTCGCACTGCCCGCGCTGTTGGCCAGGCGCTGCGTAAGAGCCAGCAACGGCGCATAAAAGCGCAGCAAAACCCGGAAGGTTCGCCGTATCCCGCCCGCCGCCGCAGGGTGCTGCGTTCTCAGCAGGGTATTGTGTTTGTCTGGCAGGGTGAGATCCGTCGCCTGAAAAACTGGCACGGTGGCCGGGGGAAATACGGGCGCACCATCACTGGCTTTGACGAAGAACGAAATAATATCCGCACGTTTTACCGCAGCGATATTGAACGTTACATCGAGATCAATACGCGCTCAGTACGCCGCAATACCACAAAAAAAGTGCCGATGTTTCAGCGGTTGCGAGGCTTTCGCTTTCTCAAAATGCGTGCCGATGCTGGCGGCACTTCCGTGGGTTATGACGGTGTGGCCGCACGCATTGCGCGTGTACACCAGTACGGCCAGCGCGACCAGGTCGGGCCGGGTGCTTTTGCTAAATATCCGGTACGTGAGCTTCTGGGCTTTACCGCTGGCGATGAACAGATGATTACGGAACAGGTAGTTAACAGCCTGGGGAGTGCCACACGATGAGCGCTGAACTGATCCGCCTGCTGGAAAATATCCTCCGCGTTGGCGTCGTTATTGCCGTTGATGAAGAGAGCTGGCGCGTGCGCGTGCAAAGCGGCGAACTTCAGACCGACTGGCTGCGCTGGAACACCACGCGCGCCGGGGCATTCAGTATCTGGGTGCCGCCTTCAGTCGGTGAGCAGGTCTGGCTTGGCTGTATCGGTGGCAACCCTGAAACAGCGGTCATTATTGGCAGTCTCTACAGCAACGATCACCCAGCACCGGGCAGCAGCCTGAAAGAGATTGTGCTGACAGCACCAGACGGCGCGTCTTTCCGCTATGACGCAGAGGTCAGCGCGCTGGATGCTCAGGGCATGAAAACGGCACATATCAAAGCTTCTGCCAGCGTCACGCTTGAAACGCCGGTGGTTGAATGTACCGAACACCTGAGAGCGCGGACGTTCGAACTGACGGAGGGCGGCACGATGAAGGGCACTATCACTCATTCAGGCGGTTCACTGTCGTCTAACGGGGTGACGCTGCATTCACATGTGCATGGTGGTGTGCAGGGTGGCAGCAGCAACACAGGAGGGCCGAAATGACAGTCCGCTACACCGGAATGAACCCGGACGGCACGGGCCAGCTTACGGACACCGATCAGCTGTGGAATTCTGTACGCGACATACTGACCACGCCTCTGGCAAGCCGGGTGATGCGACGGGATTACGGCAGCATGATCCCCGATCTGCTGGATGAGCCACAGAACGAAGTGACGCGCCTGCAATGCATGAGTGCTGCGGTGATTGCCCTGACAATGTGGGAACCGCGTATTGCCCTGAACGGCATCAGTATCAGTTATTCAAGGGATGGCGCTGTCACCGCTGAACTGGTCGGCATCATCACCGAAACCATGCAGACGGCAGGCACTACGCTGGCGCTCAGGAGTGGCAGTAATGGCAACAGTTGATTTATCGCAGCTACCGCAGCCGCAAATTATCGAAGTGCCGGACTTTGAGGTCATTCTCAGCGAGGTCAGAGCCGTAATGCTTGCCGCCTTCCCGCAGGAACAACAGGCATCTGTTGCCGCTGCGCTGGAGCTGGAGTCAGAACCGCTGAACGTGATCGCCCAGGTGGTTGCCTACCGTGAAATGACGCTTCGCCAGCGCATCAATGAGGGCGCAGCGGCATGTATGCTGAGTCATGCCGTATCGACGGATCTTGATAACCTCGCGGCCAACCTGAATACCGAACGTCTGATCATCACACCGGAAACGACAACTGCTGACGCGGAAACGGAAAGTGATACCGCACTGCGCCTGCGTGCTCAGTCTGCTTTTGAGGGGCTGAGCGTGGCTGGTCCAACCGGGGCATATGAATATTTTGCAAAGAGCGTCAGCGGAAAAGTGGCGGACGCGAGAGCAACCAGCCCGTCGCCCGCTGTCGTGATCGTTTCAGTGCTTTCCACTGAAGGTGATGGTACGGCACCGGCAGAGTTACTGAATGACGTCAGAAATGCCCTTAATGACGAAAACATACGGCCAGTCGGTGACAGGCTTACGGTACAAAGTGCTGAAATTATTGATTATCAAATCAGGGCGCAGCTTTATTTCTATCCCGGCCCTGAGTCTGAGCCGATCCTTACCGCTGCGCAAAATGCCCTACAGTCATGGCTCAGTCAGCAGGGCAAAATTGGTCGCGATGTCGCCCGTTCAGCCATCATGGCTGCCTTGCATGTTCAGGGTGTGCAGCGTGTGGAGTTGCAGGAGCCTGCGGGCGATCTTGTGATTGATGATACGCAGTCGGCTCGCTGCACGTCTTTCGCTATCAGCAAAGGGGGAACCGATGAGTAGCAGCCTGCTGCCTCCATCAGCCAGTGACTTCATGCGAAACGCGGAGAAGGTGACGGAGAAGATTACTGATATTCCGGTAATGCTTCGCACATTGTGGAACGCAGATACCTGCCCGGTGAGTCTTCTGCCCTATCTGGCTTGGGCGCTTTCAGTAGACAGGTGGGATAAGGACTGGCCGGAGCAGACCAAACGGCAATCTATCCGTGACGCCTGGCTGATTCACCGACACAAAGGCACCATCGGCGCATTACGCCGTGTTGTGGAGCCGCTCGGATACATTATCAATGTTACGGAATGGTGGGAAACCAACGATCCCCCAGGCACATTTCGCCTTGATATCGGTGTCTTAGAGTCTGGCATCACCGAGGAAATGTATTACGAAATGGAGCGGCTCATTGCCGATGCTAAGCCCGCAAGCCGCCATCTTATCGGGCTAAATATTATTCAGGACATACCCGGCTACCTCTACACCGGTGCCCTGACCTATGACGGCGACATCATCACGGTTTACCCCGGATAAGTGAGAACAAAATGGCAGTGAAATTTAAAACAGTTATCACCAAGGCGGGCGCAATTAAACTGGCTGCAGCTACCATGCCGAACGGGAAGAAAGTTAACCTGACCGTTATGGCTGTGGGGGACGGTGGCGGCGTGCTACCGACGCCGGACCCGAATCAGACGAAACTCATCAATGAGGTCTGGCGTCACGCACTCAACAAAATCAGCCAGGACAAAAAGAATAAAAATTATGTCGTGGCGGAGTTGTTGATCCCGCCTGAGACTGGCGGTTTCTGGATGCGTGAATTAGGTCTTTATGACGACGCCGGCACGCTGATCGCGGTCGGTAACATGGCCGAAAGCTATAAGCCAGCGCTCGCGGAGGGGTCCGGGCGTGCTCAGACCGTGCGCATGGTCATCATGGTGAGTGATATCGAGTCAGTCGAGCTGACGATTGACAGTTCAACGGTGATGGCAACGCAGGATTACGTCGACGATAAGATTGCAGAGCATGAGCAGTCACGCCGTCACCCTGATGCCACGCTCACCGCAAAGGGCTTTACACAGTTAAGCAGTGCAACTGACAGCGTGTCTGAGTCGCTCGCTGCGACGCCGAAAGCGGTTAAGGCGGCATATGACCTTGCCAAAGGGAAATACACCGCTCAGGACGCTACCACCGCGCAAAAGGGTATTGTCCAGCTAAGTAGCGCAACCGACAGTACGTCTGAGTCGCTGGCAGCGACGCCGAAGGCGGTAAAGGCAGCGTATGACCTTGCCAAAGGGAAATACACGGCTCAGGACGCCACCACGGCGCAAAAAGGTATTGTCCAGCTAAGTAGCGCAACCGACAGTACGTCTGAGGCGTTAGCTGCGACACCGAAAGCCGTTAAAGCTGCGAATGACAACGCTAACGGGCGAGTGCCTCTAACAGGGGGAACCGTGACAGGTAATTTGTCTGTTAATGGACAAATTGCAGTGGGCGATTCGCGAAAGCTTGCAGTGTATTCCTTAAACACATCGTCACTTGCCGGAGCTGTCACTCTGTGGGGAAATGTTGACAGGCCGACAGTATTAGAGTTTAAGGATGCTAACGGCTATCACTTTTATTCACAGCGAAATGTAAATGGTTCCGTATCATTCAGTTTTAATGGTGCGGCAAATTTTGTTGGTGAATTGAGCGCATATTATTATAAGGCAACTCAACGACCAGGCGCAGGGGCGTTTGCCAGTCAATACACTAGCCTGGCCCCGTTCTACCATGAATTTTCAAGCGCAAGTGCCTCTGAATATAACCCGCTATGGAAGCAGAAACATACTGCTGGTCACATGTGGTCTGGTGGAATGCTTGTAAATGCAGAAAGTTTCGTTATTCAGTACATAGGTTCAAACGGAACTAACGTACTTTTCACTTTTGCAAAAGATGGTCAGTTTACCCCCGGCAACTGGGCTAATTTCGACGCCAGATATCAGGCAAAAGGCAGTTACACCCCAGCAGGGCAGGCTTACACCAAAGCGGAAAGTGATGCTCGTTTTCAGCCTAAAGGCAACTATACGCCTACCGGAACGGCTTATACCAAAGCGGAAAGCGACAGCAAATATCAATTAAAAGGCAATTACGCGTTAGTCGGCGCGTCCTATACGAAGGCTGAGTCTGATGCGCGGTATGGGGTTATAAATGGTATTCGCCGCGGGGGTCAACAAATCAGAAACCCGACTGATGCCTGGTTTGGCAACTGGGAGTCACCTGCCGGTTGCGTAGTGACGGGGATTCAAATGGACGGCAGAAGTGATGGCCGAAAGCTTGGCGTTTATTTCCGTCAAATGCAGTACCTGAATAAACAAACTAATGCATGGGTCAACATCGGGGATTAAATATGGATAAGTTTATTAATCCAGTTATTTATAATTATGAACATATTGAAGTCAGCGGAATAATGCGTACCGGTCTTTATTATAAGGATGAGCAAGGCCGGGACTGGTATGAAACCTTAACAGGCTGGAAAGGCGCGGTTTCTGTGGATAGTGACGGGATTGTCGTTGCTTACGAACATGATGTTTCGTATATGGGGATGGAGGAAGGCCGCAATGTCTATGAGGTCGATCCCCTCAGCGTGCCGGTAGATGTGTTAGGGAATTACAAATATGCGGATGGTGTTTTTTATGATATCCGCCCTGATGCGGCAACGCTTGCCGAACAAACGCGAAAACAGCTTATTGAGGATGCGGGCCTTACAATTTCAGTCCTGCAGGATGCCGTTGATTTAGGGATGGCAACAGAAAACGAGGTAGAGCAGTTACGCTTATGGAAAACTTACCGTATCAGACTGAGCCGAATCTCACCGGCGACAGCGCCCGAAATTGAATGGCCTGAACCACCTTCGAACGATTAAGAAAAAGCCCGCTATAAGCGGGCTTAATCATAGGGGCATTCTTCATAGTCTTTTTCTGTTTCATCACCTGCAAACAGTCTTAGCCAGCAAAAGCCAAATGCACACCATGCAGCCAGACCACCAACAACCCAGATTAAAATTGTCATTCTCGTTCCCTCATTAGTGGCGCAACGATAACGACAATAGCCCTTCATTGATAATGGATTAAAACGATCGAATTTCATTAATCGATCGGTCAAAACGATCGTACCGCATCAGCTACCATCACCCGCCGAACGATTTCGCGGCCGTTCCACATGGCCGGTTTCAACCGTGCTGGCCACTGGTATCGAGTACGGTCATTTTTAACGGTGCTGTAGCACTGTCAGTTATGGCGGTGTACTCCTGAAGATGAAGCGGGCAAATGCCCGCTTTAGTTTTATGTGGAAGCCGTCAGAACAGGCCCGACAGCGTACCGCTCGCAGAGTTATATGCAGAGGTGGCTTTATCCTTCAGCCCAGAAAGCAGATCGCCAACGGATGAGGCTTGCAGGCGTTCGCGTAAATCTTCATCACAGCGCTGAAAACTGATCGAGAATTCTATTTTTTTCGCCTTTCCGTAGCGGTCAAATTCTGTATGCGTGGCCTGAAGCCCGGTCAGCACATACATGCCGTAAATCTGCCCCGCACCGCTGATTAAGGGCCAGGGACGCCCGGTGTATGCCTGCGTTGCCAGAACGGTAAGAGATACGTCACCGCCCGTAATTTCAGGGTAAAGCACCCCGTCAAGGTTGATCTGCGTCTCCCCAGCGCCGATGTACTGCCATTTTGCCGATCGGTTGATGCGGTCATTTTTCACATGCCGCCAGTTAAGCGAATGGCGCAACTGCTGATAAGGCAGTGTCTTCAGTTCAAAAACGAACATCCCGTATATCATCATCATAATGTTGCTTCCCCTTAATCTCTGTCTTTGAAACTGCCACGGTTGAGCCGTTCACGGCGGGCCAGTTCGGCACTTACTTGTTCGGCGACAATCCTGCCAATTTCGCGCGCGTCCTGCCGGTCAACGCCGTGCAGATGTACGTGGATTTCGCCCGTAAAGCCGCCACTGGCAACCGGGATATTGCTGGCGCTGCGGCTGACTGGCAGAAGTTCAGCCTGTTTAACGGGAAGTGATGCCGCTACCACTGCGGGACGTGCGCTTAACCCGTTGTTCCTGACCGTGCTGGCCAGCTGCGACTCCTTCCATTCCCCACGAACGGCCAGAGCACGCGGCAGGTTTTTAAACACGATATCGCCGGGGCCGATCTTCTTCGTGTTGTCGGCTGTCGTTTTGGTGTTGCTGTCGATACTCTGCAACCTGCGCATAGTGCCGTTATCGCCGGTCAGCGGGGATGTGGGCTGCGGTGCTCCCGGTGGTGGGGTGTTCCCGGTATTGTTTTTACCTGTTGAGGCAGGCGACCAGTTCCAGCCCTTTTGCACCATTTTTTTCTGTTGCGGATCCCACTCCCACATAACAGGGTCTTTTTTAAGGCTTTCAGCCTTCAGGCGTGCAGCTTCCAGACCAGAAGGGATAAGTTCGAGTTTTTCCAGAACCCAGCCAATGCCTTCCATGAGGGTTGTCAGCGGTAACAGCAGCAACTGAAGTGCACCCCCCAGGACTTTACCGAAGGTTTCCCCTGCTGATGCGCATTTATCAAGGGATTCGCGGCTACTTTCTACAGGTGTTAAGAGTTTTGAAAACCAGTCCCAAACCTTGCTAACAGCAGCACCAATTGCTGAGAAGACCAGCGTTAAAGTGAAAAAGGCGTCGCGGAAAGGAGCCAGTTGCTGCATAACCCCACTAAAAAAGCCGGTGAAAAAGGCTTTTATCTGTTCCCAGTACCGCCAGATCAGTAGCCCGGCAGCAATAAACGCGGTAACTAACAGGCCGATCGGACTAAAGACCAGTGACAGCGCTGTACCCAACGTAGATACCGAAGCAGTAATCATGCTCCATATGGCTGGTAAACCTGTCAGGCGAAGGGCGAGCATTCCGAGGTTTTTAGTTAATGCTCCCAGCGCGGCACCGGGCGCGAGAAATGCCCCCATAAGTGCGCCACGCATAACAGGGATGATGGTTGAAACGCCGCGCATTTTCCCTGCTATCGAGCCGAGAACTGGCCCCCACCCGCGCACGCTTGCCATTGCCGGGCCGGAAGCCGTGCCGAGTGTTCTGAGAGCGGAAATCGTTCCGGTTATGCCTCTGCCCCCTGTCAACAGGGTAAAACCTAACTGGAGTTTAGCCAGAGGGCCCATTAGCAGGCCGATCGCCAGCGATGTGCCACCAATGGCGGCGGTCAGTGCCAGAACGCTGCCGCCGACAACCAGCAAGGATTGGGCGAGCTTCGGATTTTCCTTCGCCCACTGCGTCATATTCCCCACAACGTCACTCAGTCCCTGAGTCAGGCCGCGAAGCTGATTGTTGACGAGATCGTTAATCTGGATGCGGAAGCCCTCCCAGGCGCTGTCCAGATTTTTGAGATCGCCATCAAGGTTATCCGCCATTATTTTGGCGGCTTTCTGTGCCTCTCCTTTAGCATTTTTCAGTGCTTCCAGTAACTTCTGGAGTTCTCCGCTCCCTGCCGACATAACCAGAGCCTGCAATGACTTTGACGCCTCTTCACCGGCAATATCTTTGAAGAAAGAGAGCTTATCGGTGTCGCCGTATTTGCTGATTTTTTTATAGAGTTCAGTAAGAACCTCTTCAGCAGGGCGCATTTTCCCCGTGGCGTCAGCAACGTCTACGCCCAGTTCTTTAAGCGCAGTTTTTGCCCTGCCGGTTGGCGCGGCAAGGCGTGAAAACGCGGCCTGTAAACCCGTACCGGCGATACTCCCGCGCAGACCCACGTTTGCCATTACGCCGATCATGGCTGTAGTCTGCTCAACACTGACGCCAAGATTGGAAAGGCCTGTCCCGGCGTACTTCATCGCCTCACCGATATTTTGCAGATCGGTGTTGGTTCGGGTAAATGCGCCGGTTAATACATCACTGACGCGATCCATTTCTTTGGGATCCAGACGGAACTGAGACAGTATGTTTGAGCTGATATCGGCACTTTCGCCTAAATCCATCCCCCCTGCCAGCGCCATATTGAGTACGCCAGGCAATGCAGCCTGTATAGCCTGCGGAGTGAAACCGGCCATCGCGAGAAACGCCTGTCCGCTGGCTGCATCAGTCGTGGTGAACTGCGTTTCACCGCCCAGCTTTTTGGCTTGATCGCGGAGTGCGGAAAAGTCTGCTGAGCTTTTATCTATGCGGGTTAGCGCCTGAACACGGGACATTTCACGGTCAAACCCAACGGCGGGGGATAAAAAGCGCCCCGCTACGTAACCGGCAGCAGTTGCCCCGGCAACGGCCATCGTGCCCCCGCCGCGAAGTTTGCCAGCCGTTTGCTGCATCTGGTCATAGCGCGCACGTGCCTGCGTGACCGCAGCAAGCTGTCGCCGTTCCCGCTCAAGTGTCCGGTTGTACTGTTCAGTACGACGAATGGCGCTCTGTATGGTGCGGTCACTGCCGACCAGCGAAACACCGTGGCTGCGCAGTGCCTGTGAGGCGGCGCGAAGCTTGACCATTTCCTGTGTGCGTGCAGAGTTAAGGCGATCCAGCTTTGCGGCCAGCGCTGCCATATGGGCTTTCTGCTTATCTGTAAGCTGTGTACCTTCCCGCTGCGCCTGATTCAGGCCTTCAAGCGTCCGGCTGGCGTCGTCGATTTTGCGGGAGGTCTTTTGTACGCTGTCGCGCAGACGGTTGAACGTGCGGGACTGACTGTCCAGATCTTTAATACTGGACTGCGTTTTTTTGAGGGATTCAGACAAACCGCCCGCACTCTGGCGGGCGGCATTGACCGGGCGGGTAAGTTTATCGATCGCGCTGAACGCGACGCGGATATTAAGGCTTTTCACTGTCACTGGCTCCACTTCGGACAGCCGCCCGCTCACGCCAGGCTATGACTTCGCCCAGTTCCATCGTGAAGACTTCAGAGGGCGGCCAGTTGAAAACAACCGCGATATCAGCAACCAGATCGTCGATCAGGTCGAACCGCAGGAGTGTTACTGATTCTCCGTCTCCGCCTCGCTCGACGCTCCAGACCCCGCAGGTGTCAAAAAAGGGACGAGCGCTTCAGACAGGCTGACAAAATCGCGGGTATCCATTTCGTTGATTTCAGTCTGTTTGAGGCGTGGTGACGTCACACGGGTCAGCAGTATCGCCACCGAATCCACATCCATGTTCATCACGTTGACAAGCTTCAGACCGCGCAGGGAGCCAGCCTGTTTGATCTCATCTGTGATCGTTACCTGAGTGATTTTCTCATCGCCGCGAACAACAGGTTTTGCCAGCGTAATGGCGTTATCGGTTTTCTTGCTCATTCTTGAATACTCCGGGCGGCACGGGTGTACCGCCACTTATCAGGTTAATCAGTTACCCATTCCCAGCGCAGACGTGATGCGGTCAGGGTAGAGGTTTTTGCCATCTTTCTTGTAGATGAAGTTCAGCAGATCAAACTCAAACAGCGGCTTGTCGTCGATGGTGAGCCTGTAATAGGTGTTCTTCATCGTGTAGCTGACGGAGGTATCTTCTCCCTGCTTGCTTTCACCGCCATCCATTTCGGTGATACGTCCGCGCAGTTCGACCTCAACCAGCAGGCTTTCGCCATCGGTGTAATATTCACCGGCGAAGCGGAAGCGGGTTTCGTCGATATCGCCGCAGTAGTTCAGCAGTAGCGACTGAACCAGACCACCAACCACCATCGTGGTGTCCAGCGCGCCACTGTCCAGACCGAGATCCACCGCAGCGGAGCCAATCATCCCGCCGCCCTGAAAATCTTCAGTTTTACGGGTCAGTTTTGGCAGCGTCACGGAAGAGACTTTGCCGATGCAGTTGCTGCCGTTCACAAAGCAGGTGAACAGACGCAGTTTGTGAGGAACCGCCATTTATGCACCTCCCAGGGAAGAAAACGCCGATTCGAAATACTCGTCCGTGAAGGTCTGGTAGAGTGTCAGATCTTCCATAGGCGGAACCGGTGTGTATTTATAGCGAATGCGTACCTGACCCTGGCGGAGACCGGTTGTCGGGTTATCCAGGATATCAAACCAGCATTCGGCACCAATTAGCCGCCCCAGCGTCACCAGCGAATTGAGTTTGCCGCTGATGCCGCTGACCACGTCCTTGACGTTGGCCGGGGTTAGCGGTTCGTCCACTGATTCAAATTGCGCCTCAGCGATACTGTCAGCCAGTATCTGTGCCGTTCGGGTATAAACCTCAAAGATATAATCTTTGGTGTCCGTAACGCGGTTGCCCCAGAACCGGAAACCGTTACGCTTGATGAGCGTCGTGATCTCCTTGTTGTTCAGTTCGTTCGCGTCGCTGTCTTCAGCCTGAAGGGACCAGAAAACATCCTGCGAAATACCCAGCACGTTCTTGACCGCCACGTTGGAAAGCGATTTATGCCAGCCCAGGTTGTTGTCAATCAGCGCACGAAGGCCGCAGGCATAGGCCGGGGCCGGGAAGATTTCATTTTCTCCGGTCTGCGGGTTGTATGCGATGAAGTCAGGCCAGATAAGCATTAGCTCACGATAGGCGAAGGTTGCGCGGTAGGCGATAGCGTCTGCCATCGTCGTGCAGCCGTAGCAACTGGCATAAACAAAAGCGCGCAGGTTCTGTGCAATGACACACAGCGCGGAGGTCACTTCTTCCGTGTCGTAGTCTGGTGCGGCCAGAATGCGCGGACGATAGCCTACCTTCTGTTCAGCCGTCAGAAATGCGTACATGCCGGTATAGCTGCCGTCTTCTGCTGTGCCACCCATGATGAGCTGCGACTGCGTTTTACCGCCTTCTTCTTCGGTAGCTGCTGCCACGCGCACAACGATGACCTTCGGGCTGGTCTGGTCAGCGATGGCTTTAAGCGTTTTGTACAGGGAGCCGGTTTTACCCGCCTTACCCAGTACATTGTTAACCCGCGTCAGTAACACGGGGGTATTCAGGGGAAAGGTATCTGCGTCGGCATCATCCGCCACGGCAACGACTCCAATGACACTTGATTCAATGTCATTGATGGCCGTTACCAGGTCGGTATTCTCCCGGACGCGTACACCGTGGAAACGTGTCTCTGACATGTTAGCCACCATTACGTTATTGAGTTCGCAGTGATAATCCCTCATGTCTGAACGCCACTCACGCTATTGCGGGTCTGGCCGGACGGCGACAACAAAAACCGATTTAGTCTCTCCCGCGCGCGTGGGATCCTTCGCCGGAATAAGGGGGGAGGCATGGCACTTACAGACCTGAAAAAATCACTTAACGACGCCGTCAGCAGCTATAACGATTCACTTACCGATGCTGTAAAAAGTCCGGGATTCAGCATTACGATGGGCGGCGAGGTGCTGACGCAGCTTGATGATCGGATCATGTCGCTGTCACTGACGGACAACAGGGGGTTCGATGCCGATCAGCTGTCCATTTCCATTGATGACAGTGACGGTATGGTTGCCCTGCCGCCGCGAGGGGCTGAGCTTGCCGTATCAATTGGCTGGCTGGGAGAGCCGCTGATCTACAAAGGGTTGTACACGGTTGATGAGGTTTCCCATGAAGGCCCGGCAGATACGATTGGCATTACTGCCCGCAGTGCTGATTTTCGTGAAGAGTTCAACGTAAAGCGCGAAGTCTCATGGCATGACGTGACTGTCGAGCGAGTCGTGTCGGCCATAGCGCACCGTTACGGACTTAAGGCGCAAATCAGTGAAATGCTCATGGATATTGAGATTGATCACGCCGACCAGACGCAGGAAAGCGATATGTCTTTCCTTACCCGCATGGCGGAAATGCTGGGTGCAATTGCCACCGTCAAAAACGGCAATCTGCTGTTTATTCTGCCTGGCGGCGGTGTAACCTCTGAAGGGAAGGCACTACCCTCTGCCAGCATTGACCGCACGAGCGGTGACCATCACCGCTTTCGTATTGCCGATCGGGATGCATATACTGGCGTTCGGGCCTACTGGCTGGATCTCAATTTTGGCAAAAAGAAGAAGGTCAGCGTTAAGCGCCGCAAGCCTGCAAAGCCCAAAAAAGATAAGAGCAGTAGCCGTGAGGGCGATTACATGGAGGGCGCAGACGGTAACGTTTATGTGCTGCGCAAGACCTACCAGAATGAAGAAGCGGCAAAACGCGCGGCGGCGGCAAAATGGCAACAGCTTCAGCGTGGCGCGGCAGAGTTTTCGATCACCCTGGCGCGTGGCCGCGCTGAGCTATACCCCGAAATGCACGTCACGGTTAGCGGTTTTAAGGATGAAATAGATAATCAGGACTGGATCATTGCGCGTGCTGAGCACGTCATTGACGACAGCGGCTTTACCACCCGGCTGGAGCTGGAAGCGAAAATACCTGACTGGATAGCGGAAACTGAATAAAATGAAATGGAGTTCAACTCCCACAGGGGAGCCATCATTATGTTCAGATGTCCATTTTGCGGCGCTATGGCCCGCACCCGTACCAGCCGTAAAATAACCGATATGACAATCCGGCAATATCACCAGTGTCAGAATCTGGAATGTAGCCGGTCATTCACCACGCTTAACAGCGTGGAAAGGGAGGTAACAAAGCGTGCAGGTGCTGCACCGTTACCGCCTGACTTCATCCCACGCGATGCATTCCCTGCATCACATTACGGCAGAGACCAGCTTAATTTGGCTCTCTGAGCATCGTCAAATCGCTCCCGCAAATTCACTAAGTGCGGGGGCAAATTCAAGTAAAACGCTTTTTCCAAAGAAAATAACTTTGATAACATCGGTCTGCATATTAATAGCGATGATGGGATAGGGATATGAAAAAGGTATTGTTAATACTGGCTATGGTTTCTCTCGTAGGATGCAAGCCCAGTGCTGATAAAGCTGTAGAATTAGGTAAGAAAGAAATATCAGCAGATGTTAGGGATCCGGATAGCGTCAAATTTAGATATCTAAGATTCATTCAGACTGAACAGTCACCGGAAGGAGCTACTGTTGGTTATGTTTGCGGTCAGATTAATGGCAAAAATGGTTTTGGTGCCTATGAAGGATTTTCTCCATTCATTATGAAAATCAGCATGAAACCTAAGGGGATGTTTTCTACTAGCGTCTCATACTATGTAACCGATAAAAAAATCTACACCCGATTCAGCGAGCCAGTGCCAGCTAGTTACAGGGAGAAGTGTGGGGCTGATGAATAGCTGACCAATCTCTTTGTGATTGATTAGATGTGTGGTCATTTTGTGGATCTAAATTATCTTTGTTTAATAGGAATCAATGATTTAGGTTTAGTGTAGCGGGGCGCTTGCGCCCCGTTTGCATTGGTGTGGTGCAACGAAAAAGAGGGAATGATATGAGCGTAAAAACCGTGACCTTTTCCGCGGGGCGTCCACTTCCGGCTATTGGACAGGGTACCTGGTATATGGGAGAAAAAGCCAGCCAGCGTAAATCCGAAGTGAATGCACTGCGGGCGGGCATTGATCTGGGGTTAACGTTAATTGATACCGCT